GCCTAAAGAGGAACCCGAAAATACAGGGGAACACGATGATAAAGAGGAATCCGAAAATGCAGGAGAACCAAAGCCCAAGATAAGAGGCAGAAACAAGAGGTAACGGCATGGGGTTTAAGGACATAGTTAAAAATGACATCAAAAATGTTTTTTTAAACTTTGATGAGTTTGCAACCAAGCATACGATAAACGGCAAAGAGCTGCTTGCTGTAGTAGATGAGGATACATCAACCGAGAGAAGTATAACTGATGTAAATAATATCTACTACGGCAGCAAACTACTGTATGTTGCTGTTGATGACTTAGGATTTAAACCCGTTATTGAAGGTAACATAAGGCTTGATAACGCAATGTATCAGGTAAACAATATTACCGAAAGTATGGGTGTGTATGAAATAACCTTGGCGGCTTATGTTGGCAGGTGATTGTTATGACTAAGTATCAAAAGGAGGTTGATATTGTGCTTGACCGCACTGATATTGATAAACAAATCAAAAGACTTAAGAATATCAAGAACGGTGTAGAAAAAGCACTTACAAGGGGTATGAATACAGCTTTACCCAAAATGAAAAAGGCTGCAAGTGATTCTATCAAACAAAATTACAGTATTACTAAAATAACATCAGCTACTAAAACTATTAAGCAAAAGAAAGCCACTTACCAAAGATTAAGTGCAGAAATAAATTCGCAGGGTAGACCTATACCGCTTACTTCTTTCAAGTATAAGCGAAATCCATACCCGGGTGTTAAAGGTACACCAACTGCTAAAGCTATGGTTGTTAAAAACGGAGCATTGAAGGAAACGGGCGGATTTATGGCAAATGTTCGGTGGCGGAGTAAAACCGGAGACAGTGGCAGCCATACAGGTATATTTAAAAGAGTTGGCAAGGAGCGTTACCCTATTAAGCAATTATATGCACCTTCAACTACTGAGTTTATGAATAACCCTGACAGCAGTACAAATATACAAAAAGCCGGACAAGAAAGCTTTGAAAAAGAATTTGACAGACAAGTTGACTACCTTTTGAAAGGGGGTAAATAGTGAGTGACGGCAAACGAAACGGAAGAAATTATGGAGCGGTTCCTACGTGAAAGGGTGGCGAACACTATACGTTTAAAACGTTCTGCCGCCGTCCCCGGTAGCTTTGAAACAGAGTATGTGCATCCAAATGTTTTTAGAGGCTATATTATCCCCGACAATGCGGAGGATGAATTAAGTATTTATCCCTTCATATGTGTAAGGGTTATAAAGGCTTTCAATGGCAGCGGTATACGAACTGTACAAGGTGAAGATAACCTAAGAGAGAAGAGAGCCTTTTATACCTTGCGTATTGATTATGGCACTTATTGTGAGGGTGTTGACGAAAACATGAAGCCTATTAATGACGGCAGCGGTCACGCTGATATATGGACTATGATGGAACGAACCAGACAAGAGCTGTATCGGCATATGACAATAGGTAACAAGCTTGCTGTCCAGGATGCAAATTTTGAAGCAAATATTGTTGATGAATGTCCGTATCCGTTTTATGCAGGTTATATACTGGTTACGGTGGAGACGGGTATGCCTGAGGTCGAGATCTTCAGGTCAATGAAAAAGGAAAAAGATTTATCAAAGTTATTAGGTGAGGAGGTGTGAAGGTTGATTAAAAAGACTACACAGAATGAAACTGCGGAAGTAAAAGTAACACCGAAAAAGGCAGAGAAAAAGAAGCAGAGTACATCTATCTACTTGGGTGTTACAGTAACAGGCACAACGCTCAGGCACGGTAATATTTACAACGGTGATTATCCTGATGATGTAAATAAGCTTATTGAGAGACTGCCTGAAATCAAGCAGCTTATGTTCAGCCCCGAAGAATTAGTAAGGGCAAGACAAGCTATAAAGACCAAGGGTACTCACGAAAGATCAGCTTATGATAAGCTGATAGCCAAATTAAAGGAAATGTAAGGAGGTAATAAGATGCCATATAAACACGGTATATATGTTACAGAGGCGGCTACAAGTCTGACCCCTACAATCGAAATTGAAACACCGCCTGTGGTGTTTGTAACAGCTCCCGTTCACCTTGCAAGCGCTGCAAAGGTGAATGAACCGGTACTTTGCTACACCAAGAATGAGGCGGTGGCGGCTATGGGTTACAGTGATGATGATGAAGTCTGGGACGCATTTACCGCACCACAGATAATTCATAGCAATTTTGACTTGTTTGGTGTTAAACCGATTATTCTGGTAAATTTAATCGACCCTGCCAAACATACCACACAAAAATCAAATGTAAGTATTACAGTAACGTCCGGCGTAACGGAATATGAGCTGGAAGGATTTGCGCTCCTTGACAGTATAGCCATTACTGAGCTTACGGTTGACACGGATTATACTGTTGCATTTAATGATAAAGGTAAGGCGGTTATCAGTCTCGTAAGTGAAACGGCTACAGGAAAAGAAAGCCTAAGCGTAAGTTACAATGTAATTGACCCTACCAAACTTACACCGACAGATATTATCGGTGGGTATGATGCTGCAACAGGAAAGAATACAGGCATATCTCTTCTTGACGAGATATATACAAGGTTCAGGATGGTACCGGGATGTGTAGCTGCTCCGGGATTGACAAGAGACAAGACAGTAGCGGCAGCTATTGATACAAAGACAGAGCTTATAAACGGTTTATTCCGTACAGTGGGTATATATGATTTACCTACAGAAAACGAAGGGCAAAAGATTAAGTACACTGATATAGCTGCTTATAAAACAGACAACGGCTATATAGGTGAAAGGATGCTCTGTTGTTATCCTATGGTTACATATGACGGCAAGAAATACTATATGTCAACACAGCTGTTAGGAGCTATCAGTACAGTCGATTACAGCAATGACGGTGTTCCTTCCCAGAGCCCTTCAAATACAGGCATCTATGCAGATGGAATTATCTATGCCGATGGTACAGAGCTGACCCTTGGTTTTGACCAGTCCAATTATCTTAATGGTCAAGGTATTGTAACGGCTATGAATAGCCCTAACGGTTGGGTTGCTTGGGGCAACAGAACGGGATGCTATCCTACCAATTCA